AGAATACATCAGTTTGTCCCGCATCTACATGATCTTGCCATTCCTTCTGAATATCTTTATTAGACATAAAATGAGGAGCTGTTGATTCAAAGTTATCATCACAAGCTTCTAGACGTACGGAATCCCATTCAGATGAATCAAGAAGTTTTTGAAGCACTGAATCTTCATGCTTTAAGGTATCAATATACACTATCTTCCAAGTCTCAACTTGCTTACCTATTCGTGGAATAGCTTTAATTACATCTGCATAAAGCCACTCATACCATCCCTTACGAATATCATCATTTTCTATTTTATCAGGGTCTTCTAAGTCATCTATTACAATGAGCCCAGGTCGATCGTTCTTGAATAGCACTCCACGAACTTGCTGTCCAGCACCTCGGGGCCATACAAGGGTATCGTAAGCGACCCAGGCTTTCTTGCTAAACACTTCATCAAATTCAGAGTTCTTAACATCTCGTTGTTTAAAATCTCCAAAAAAAGCTCTGATCTCTCTATTGGTAACTAACTCACGTCGTAGATTCTCAGTCTGCAATGATGCTGCATCGTGACTCTTGTTAATGTAGCAGATGAACCCTGTATGACGGAATAGAATCCACCTGGCCATTAACGCTAAAGCTACAAGACTTGTCTTCCCCCATCCACGAGGTGCTGCAATCGCTACCTTTTGTGAAGGCCCATCTATGAGATCAAATATAGGCCCATGAACTGGTTCAGCAAAAGGTAAGTTGAACCTCTCAGGGAAGAAAGTCTTCGCAGTAGCACGAGTTGAGATGCTACATTGAGTTAGTATTTGGTCGAGTTCCTTGTCCATACTAAGTATGCCTCGTGAACTCCAGTAACTTCCGCCTAGCCCATTCCTTCCTTTCGGCTTCATGAAAAGCATCATAAAGGGCTTGGTCTGATATTTGGGTTAGGGAAGGCATTTAGATCTTAATAATCTCCAGCAACCCCCTTACTTCCAGGGACTCCATTGTGATATGTGCAACCCGCACTAAGAGCAACGGCTGCATCAAAATTGTGATTCTGACTGACTTCTAACCAACCTACGATAGTTTTAACTGTAATAGGAAATTCCGCAGCGGCTTGTGATGCAGCTACAGCGCCTTGAACGACAGATGCAGTACCAGCGGAGTTTAAGAGTAAAAGCACCTTGCAATATTCATTGGCTCCTGTATCGGTAAGAGCCTGACAATCGAATAAATCATCAGTTGCAGCCTTAAAATAAAGTTTTCGGTTTATCTCATAGTGAATATCCTCTTGAATCTGAGCCTTGCCACCTGTGGTTCCATCAGCTAATGAACCGCATGTCCTGGGAGTTCCACCAGTTGTACCGATAAAAGTTGTGCCGCCAGACCAAGCCCAGGTCGTTACATTAGTAGCATAGTTATCATTTAATGATACATTACCCTGAACCTTACCACCACCATCAGAAAGGATACCAACGGCAAGCTCATTAAAATGGCAATTTATGATATTCAACTTAGTTACAGTAGCTGAACCAGCTACATCAATACCTAATTCACTTCCTGCTCCATCGGTATCCCTGGTAAACTCGACACCATCAAATACTATATCATCCCAGGTGTACGCTCCTGTAAATCGAACCCCGCTATTAACGCCACCCGATTTTATGGTGACTCTTCCTCCTCTCATACTAAACCCATTAGCATTTGACGAACCAAAGCTAATAGGATATGTCGAGTCTATCTCCGATTCAACATTGGTATTTACGAGATTAACATTATCAAAACCGTCAAGCCTGAGTGCCTCACCTGACGCGGCGGAGTATCTTATATTGCAATTTGTAAGAGTCACATCTTGTACTTTAGTGGTACCTGTACTTGCTACCCAAAATCGTCCATCAAGATTGATATTAGTAAAACTAAAACTCTCCATCAAAGTTGCTGCGGTATCACACCAAACCCTAACATGTTGAACTCCTGTCCAGTTACTCGCTGAAAAGTTTCGGACAGTGCCAGAAGCACCAGCGTAAATTTCAACCGAAGACGCATCCTCGAAAATAACATTGTTTATTGTGTTATTAACTCCATGGGCTATCCTGATAGATGTCGCAGTTTGCCCGCCAGCGAATATCAAGTTATTGCCGACAACATTATTGCCATAGATGTAAAGTCCTCTCTGCTGTCGTCCTTCTGCTTTAATCGTGACATTATCAATGTAAACTCGGCCCTTATTTTCATAGATTCCTATTCCATGTTCCTGATCTGTAATCAGCACCTTATTGATATAAATGTCGTTCATCCAAGCGGTGGCAGAGGAACCGTTAGAATCTATACCAATAAAGATACCATCACTCCCACCATCATTAATCCAGATGTTTTCAATAACTATCTTTTGAGGCATATTAGCTTCATCGTCACAGTCCACGGCTCCATCGGGCATATATATTCTAAAAGCTCGTCCACTTGATTCTGTTTGATCGGTGTCATTTTGACGACCCTGTAATTTCATATTACTGAAGTGAAGATCTGAGACAGCGCCAGTGATATTGAAAATTGAGTCCGTGTAATCTATAATGCTATCATGATAAATCCCTGTTCTCCACCCGTTCCCTACCCAAGTTTGACCACTCAAAACAGGATCGAATATCTTCGAAGAATCATCGAGGGTGACACAGTAAAACTTCGTCAATTTAATTCTGCCTCCTACACCAGCGGAGGTATGGGCAGCCCTTAAAGGAGTAACGTCATTCGTCGTTGTACTCGGAGAGGTAGGGTCACAATCACCTACCGCCCCGAACCATTCAGGATATACCCATTCATACTCGGCATCTGTTAAGTCAACTGCTCCAGTACCACTTAGACTAAATACTTGATATAGCCCTGGTCCAAAAGGACCATTGATGGTAAGAGTCTTTGTAGTTGCCACAACACAGATAGCACCATCATTCATTATTAATCTGTTGCTTAATGTAAGATCATCGTCTATTGCATAGTTATAAACCTGTTTAAGTACAATAGCTCCATTGGTTAGTGAGGCATCAGCAGCATCAATAGCTACTTCATCATTTACTCCATCCACCTCCCACCATTCTGGAAGAGCTTCTGTAACCAAATCTCCGAAACTTACAGCCCCAGCCCCATCCCAGTCAAAGCATTGAGATAGTCCATGCTTAAACATACCATTGATGACAAGGTTTTCGTTGGCTGCATCTATAAGAACTGCTCCGTCTCTAACTTCCAAATTATTAGTTATGGTAAGATTAGCCCCTATAGAATAGTTGCGATCTTGACTTAGTATAACTGTTCCATCTGTAAGAGCATTATCAGCAGCGGCTATTGCTACCTCATCATTCGTCCCGTCTATTCCCCACCACTCTGGAAGTGCAGAAGTTATGAAATTTCCAAGGGTTACAGCACCTGCTCCGGTAAAGATGTAATCTAATCCTGCATCTAGACGACCGTTGAGAGTTATAGCTCCAGTGAGATTAGTTATTCCATCTCTAAAACATAACTCGCCGGTAGATCCAATAGTAAGTGCGCCAGAACCAGCAATAGTTCCACGAATTTCTACCAGCCCATTCGAAGTGAGAGTTCTACCAGCAGCTATTGTGAGAGTGGCCCCTTTGTCAACCACAAGAGCCATATTAGTAGGAACTGTATTATCATAATCAACCGTGCTCGATTCCTCAACTCTTATAGTTATTTCCTCACTTTCAATCCAAGTTACAATAGAACGAAGTCTGGGAAACCAAACAAGTTTCATAGATGTCCCATCAACAAAATCTAGGTCTCCAGACCCACCAAAGATTTGATATCTACCTGCATCAATATTCTTAATATTAGAAAGCTCAAATCCAGAATTTATAACTATCCGATTCCCAGCCCCTTCCCACTTAAGATTAACATTATTACCAACTTGTGCAGTTGCATCTACATTAGCTGACCAACCACTACAGATTGTAAGTATTACATAGTTATCAACCGTCTGATCAAACATCTCATGAAAATCTTCAAACCAGGTTGAGCGAAGATTAGTTCCACGAGCAAAATCTGCTTCACCAGACCCAGTTGCATCAAAGATTTGTCGGTCTGAAGATTCAATATTTGGAGTTTGGATTGTTAGTTGACCACTATAAGTAATCATACCTGTTCTAACAAATTTAAGAGTAATATTAGAAGGTATCGTTAAGTCAGTAACAGTCTGAGGAGAAGCTACAACAAGTGTTTGATCAGACCCTCCTATGGCTGTTATAGCATCAGATAGTGTTGCATAAGCACGATTGTCAGTCCAGATTCCATCTGCACCAGTTATGACAAGATCTGGCATGTAGTCTGCATTTGCAGACCCAAAAAGAACAAATATAGACAAGATAATTGATAAAATAAACTTTTTCATTGTTTACTCCTATTTACCTACTTCATAAAACATATTCACTTGAAGATAGGCGTTGTTTCCATTAGTTGCATTTATAAATCTTAAAGTTTGAATATTTCTAGCATTGAGAATGCGATAGGAATCTGCAGCATAAAGCACTCTGCCAACTGCCCCAGATCCATCGGCTCCCTGTGTAGGATCTACACCAAAGGCAAAACGAACATTGTTGCCTTCAGCAGATATCTCACACATTACTGGAAAGTTTCCATTATCATTTTGTAGTTGAGTATTTGTGAGTCCCTGAGCAATATCAGTGCATGCTATAGCTAGAGTTCCTTCAACATAACCATATTCATTAGATGTTATTTTATTCATTTTAACCTCTTATAGATCATAAAAGTGTGGTCTACATCTTTGTAGTCCTTTAGGCTAGTTAAAACATATAGATTGAGTAAGCCACTTAAGTCTGTTGTCGAGATGAAATTCACAGTATAGGCCCTGTCATTTTTTTCATCTACTTTAGATAAAGTCCAAGACTTTTTGTATTGCAGTGGAGTAAAGATAGAGATTAGTAAAGATGGAATATTTAGCTTGTTTATATACTCCAGTACATTTTTCCAGCTTGGTATATGTTCTATAATATATCTTAAAATCAAAACATCAGGAGAGATTGTTCTTATTGTCGTAGAAAGTTTATCAATATCCTCTATGTTTAACTCTTCAAATTCTACATTTGGTAGATTAAACTCCTTCTTTGCTCTATCTACAAAAGTTTTAGTTTTGTCAAATCCATAGTAAGTAATATTGTCTACCTTATTAAGAATTTGAATTAGAAGTCTATTATTTCCAAAACCTATTTCGGCAACTTTTTTAGGTTTGATATCTAGTAAGTACTCAATTATGTCATTTGAGTCCTCATCAAAGACATTACTTAGAAATGCTGATGATCTACCTTCCCAATCGTTAATTTTCATCTTTTCTAAATACCTTTAAGTCATTCTTAAACCACCCAGAACAATTCATAGTCTTGAATATAGACATAAGGTAGTCTGACTCATCTTTGCAATAGTTAAAGTTGAATATTTTAAATATCTCTATCCAGTATTCTTTAGGTTGTGGATTGAAGTGATGAAATCCATCCTTTATTGGACAAGCTGAGATACATAATGTATTGCCCAAGATTGTTAAATTTTTTGCCGATCTTTTTGCAAACTTCTCTTCAAGATGCTCTAAGACCTCAAGACAAAGGACTAAGTCGAATTTTCCAAGATCAGGCAACGAAGCACGCATGTCAGCTATCAAGAATGGAGTTCCAAACAACTTTTGAATATAAGGTGCCCAATATCCAGTTCCTTCGATACCAAGAAGTTTTTTACATCCAAGCTTTCTGAATGCCTGAAGATGAATACCATTAGCACAGCCGACATCTATGATGGACTCAGGCTTGAAATAATCATAGATGACTTCCATAACTGGAGGAATAGTCGTAAATCTCCATTCTTTAGCATTTATTCTTTTACAGTATTCTTCACCGTAAAGTTCTATTGTTTTAACTTTCTTCATAATTGTCTCGATGCAGCTATTCTTGATCTCCAGTCAGTCCCAGGGATTATTTTCTTAGTTAACTGAGGAGATCTTTTAGCAGTGTTAATAACTACCCTTTTTCGTTTAGATATAAATTGTCCACTAAAACATACTTGATGAGAACAAGTTTCAACATCTGGAAATTCCAAAGGTCTGTCAACTATCTGACAGATATAGTTAATAAATTGCTTAGTACGTATTTCAGAAGTATGATTGTTCAAGATTAGTTGTCTACCTTTATCAGATATTCTTTTAATTTCATCTTTATCATTAAGTAGGTCTTCTACTCTTTCAATTAGATTTTCTTTAGAATAAGAAACCATATTTACTTCGTCTTGAAAACCTAGCATTCCAAGATCCGAGAACCAATTAGACATAAGTAATGAACCTGAAGCAGGAATTTCTACATACTTATGAACAGGAGCATTAATTTTAGATCCTCCTGTTACACATATCCAAGATGATTGAAGTAAATTGTCATAATCCTTATCAATAGGCCATTTAGAACTCCGTAAAGTCCCAGCTCTGTCTCTTGGTCTTTTAACTCGTTTAAAGTAAGACTTATTTTCCAGAAGTTTTACAGCCATCCTACGATTAGGATAAAAATCTCGTGTGTATATACCAATGTGAAGAACTCCAATTGACTTCTCAATCTCATCACTGAATCTATTCATCTTAATTGAATGAGGAAGCCAAATACATTTAAAGTCAAATTTAGCTCTTGGATGATGTTTGTGAAAAGCATAACTAAACCGATGAAAGATAGTCTTTATTCCAAGATCCTTAGCTATTTTAATCTGAGCCTTTGGGACAGGCCCATGTACATCTTCTATGAAAATCGCTGAAGGTATACCAAACTTCTTCCAAGGCTCATGGATGTAAGCAAAAAAAGCATCACAAAAAATAAAGTCATAGTCATAGTCTGAACATTTTTCAAGGTGGTTAAGAACTACATTCTCAATCTTTGTTTCACCAGACATTAACTTGTGAGATATATACCAAGCATTTTGACCTTTGTCTCCAATAGGACACTTTTCAACAACTGTTACATCAGCAAACTTAGACACAGTATATTTGAAGTAGTTAAAATGCTGTGCCACTCGATGAGATCGATCTATTGTAAGCCAAAGAATTTTCATAATGCTCGATCAAGTCCCCACTTTTGTTTAAAGTATTTTACACTCTTTTTAATCTCTTCTCTATTTAATCTTGCAGCTTTGTATTCTTTACTTCCTCCCCAGTTATTAACAGCTGCCATTTTATCAAAGAGTTGAAGATTAACTATTTTCCATCCTACTGCACGAGCTTGCATAAAAAGATCTATATCCCATTCTCCAATGATATAGGTAGGGTCAATCTTACAAAGATCAAATACATCTCGTCTGATAATTGCTGATGCAGAGCCGACACTATCTACATACTCAATAGGGAACTGAGCATCTACAACATTGAAAGTTGTTGGTTTGAATACTGAGTTAAGTTTATAAATCTTAGATTTATAACGAATTCCTGCAACTCCAATATCTAAGTTATTATCTAAAAACTCAACAGCAGACTCAACTGATCCATCTGTATAAGTTGTATCATCATCTGACAGATTTATGTAAGATGTTCGAAAACGATTTAAGGTACGTTTTAGGAGTCCCCTTCTAGCAGGGCCAGTTCCTATGTTTCCTCTAGTAAAAAAGACATCGTAGCTTGCAAAGTTGCTTGCCAGAGATTTTATTTTCTCTTTTTGTCTACCATCAAGATTTTCAGACCCCTGAACCATTAAGGTTAGATTCATTGGGATAGTTATTGTTTCTAGATGAGATATCAGTGTATTAATTAACTTTTCATAACGTAACCAAGAAAGCATTGCTAAGGTTAGCCTAGGTCCTTCCATAGATGATATGTAATCTATAGAAGGTATAATCCAAGATTCAGGATTCTTCACTCCCCAATGGTTATCTATAACCCTGTTATATTCTAACCACTGAAGACGATTCCAATACATCATTGGAAAGACTTTTCGTTGTATAGCTTTTACTCGTGGCGTTGAAGGTGAATGATGAAGATGATAAATACTAGCATTGAGTATGTTAACTTTATATCCAAATGTTACTAACCTAGACCAAAATGCGTTGTCCTCGCCTCCCCAAGATCCTATGAAATCCTCTGGAATACCTTTTAACTCAAAAAAGATTTTCCTAGGAATAATCATTGCTGCCCCAGCAGCTGACCCCATACTTGGAGATTTGGTTTTCTCAATTAGTTCTTTGTGAATATATTTAGACCGTAAATATTTTTTGGTTCCTTTTCTATTAAGTAAGTGTAACCTATCCCAGCCGATTGATACTTTGTTGCAGGAGATAACTGACTTAACCCAACTTGAGTCTATGATAAGGTCTCCATCCATTAAGACTAACATATCACCAGTTGAGATTTCTTTTGCACATCTGTTAATAGCCCAAGCTCGATGAAAGACTCCTGAGTATTTTGTAAAAAGGTATTTATATTTATCAGACAAACTTAAATGTTGTTTCTCACCCACTTCATGAATACAGATCTCAAATTGATTGTTGGAGTGTTTTAGTAAACTCTCCAAACAAGCATATAAGAGAGGTAATCGTTCTGCTGAATGTTGGTAAGGTATAATTATTGAATATTTAGTATTCATCTATAAACCATTTAAAAGTTCTACGAAGACCATTTTCTAAAGAAACTGTTGGGCTAATAGTTGGAACAACGTCTATATGATTTATCTCACCAGGGACTGAGTCCTTATGTGAAATGTTAGGAGCTGAGCCTATGAGATCTAAAGATATGTTAGATAACATGTCTACAAGGATATTTATAGAGATTGAATTACCAGATGCCACTGCTGCTACATTCAGTTCATCATCTGAATTTAAAATAGCCTTCACAACATCCCCTACATATACAAAATCTCTTGTCTGTCTTCCATTTCCATAAATGCAAAAAGTATCATCATTGATAGCTGCTTTTATAAACTTTGGTATTACACTATTTTTAAATTCTGAACAAGGCCCATAGACATTTGAGAATCTTATTATTTGAGTGTTTAAGTTATAAGATTCCTTAAATGCTTTGCAGTAGGATTCTCCAGCAACTTTGCTCGCTAGGTAAGGCGACCTTGGATCTGACACTCCAATAGATGAAGCAAAAACGAACTTTTTAAAATTATGAAGAGACGCATATTTCAAGTATTCAAGAGTCTTGAGGCAGTTTGAGTTAAAGTTAGTCAAAGGATCTGAAATAGATAGTCTAACATCTGTAGATGCAGAAAGATGAATAAACATATCTGCATTGTAATGAAAAAGATTATGCAAACACTCAAATTGAATCTCTTCCTTACGTAGATATTCAGACAGATATCTGCCTATGAATCCTTTGTGTCCTGAGATTAGGTACTTCATTTAAATTATCTTCCCAAGGTTTTAATTCAAGAAACTCTTCAAATGACATTACTTTATTTTTATCAAGCCATCGCTTTTCACTCTCTCCCCATTTTATAGCTTGATTCCAGTATTTGTCTACATCTATGAAACGCCCAAAGCGTTCCGTAATAGCTTCTTTGTTTCTTCTCATCATAGACTCACCACCGAGAACATAGCAAGATACAAGAAATCCTACAGTGTGAGGGCCTTGGCCTGAAGCTGTATAGAGACGATACTTGCCTATTTTTACTACATTTTTGTCTTTGCCTTTGTCTATCTTAGGATAAGGGCCTATATGGATTCCTGGGTTAGTAGGTACTGCCCAGTTTTTATATCCAAGGAGCCAAGCTTTGACTCCAAGGTGCATATCTCCTCCACCCCAGGAAACTTTGTGTATAGCAAGAGCTCCATAACCTTTTAAAGTATTTAAGAACCAATCTCTTTTACATATCCAAGGCATACCTTTCCAAGTAATAGTTCGTGGATGAAGATAAGCAAGGTTCCAATCACCTAATTCGTTGACAGATACGTCTCTGTCATGTTTGGATCTGCATTCATGCTGATGAGCCCAGTTAATAGGTGCATGGCAGAAACCAGTTGTTTCATCCTCGTGGCGATAGATATCCATGAAATTGACTAAGTCAAAAATCATATTTCTGCCTATTATCATATGAGAGTCGATGCAGAGGATATATTTACCTAAAGCGTTTTCGATAGCTTTTTCTCTAGCTGTGAAAAGGCAAGGAAAGTTTTGACGAACTATTTTGACGAGACCTTCTTTGATATATTTAGAAGGAATGACTGAAGGTAAGAGATCAAAAGTGGATTGGTCTGAATTGTCGCAGATGACTATTTCGGAATTCTCATGTCCGACTGGACGTAGTTCCTCGATGCAAGACCTGACTGTGATAGAGAGCATTTCCAGATCATTGCGGTTGGAGATTATGATGGAGACTTTTTTCATCTTAGCCTTTGTATTTGAAGACTTTGTCCATTGTTGACATAAGTTTGTCATCCCAGGTTTCGTCAGGGTCATCAACAGCAACTTTAAGGGCATTTCTCATGTCCGAGGCGTAGATCTTACAGATTGTTCCGTAGCCTTTATATAATACCTTACAGACTCTATAAAGAGTTAAGAAGCGTGTAAAGACCATCAATAACATTGAAAACATCTTATTTCTCCTTTAAAGATCGTTAAAAAATTTTACTATCTTATTCACCTAACGAGTAATGATTTCCGTCTGGGTTTTTAAATCTACCACCCCAAGTACCTCCAAGAGATTCCCAGAATAGACCGAGAGGTAAGTGAGCAGAGGTTTCAGTTAGATATTTTCCATCTTTGAACAGATTTAAGTCAATAGCCAAGCGTTTATAGTGAAATGAATTCTTACTATGCCCAGATTTAGCATAAGCATCTCCGAGGGTTACTTCGTAACCTTTTTCATAAGCAAAAAGGATTAGTAAGGCAACTTTCCTAGCAAAATTAGACTGAGCTTTCCTCAATGACATTTTCTTCTTCCTTCACCTCAATTATCATACCACTTTCACGTGCAGCCCTAATTCCACGTTCTTTAAATGATTCAAGCTCGTCAGAAGTTAAAACTGTGCTAACTGAATGTTTTTGAATTCTTGTAGGAGCTCTGAGACCAGAAAGTTCAAGTGATACAGTATCAGCAGCTGACTTTTTATCTTTAAGTGAACACTCACCAGACTCATCATCAAAGATCTGATGATATACATCAAGGGCTTTGTTTGTCAGAACCCGAATTTTTTCAGATACTTTCTTTGCTTCCTCATCACGCTCAAGACGAATTTCGGAAAGCTTACGTTCCCCGAGTTCGCTATTAAGTGTATTGCTAACTGTCTGAGGATGAATGTTAAGAATCTCAGCTATCTCTGTCTGCTTAAACCCACGAGCAGCGAGATTAACTATCTCATGATTACGTTGCCAAAGAGATTGAATATTGTAAGTTTTACGTTCCTCTGCTGGCACCCGTCTATCATCAGATTCTCTAAACTCAAACCCGTAAAGATTATTTCTAGTCTCTACTCCTTCCACTTAACTTCTCCTCAATTACATTCATTCATTATTCTAACAATTATCATATCATACTAAAATCCAATTGTCAACGTAATTTTCAGTACCATTCTTCATACTTAATTAAATTTTTCAACTTAATTAAATTTTTTAATGATCTTTATTAAACCGTACATGATGGTGCATTTATGAAATCTTTGGACAAAATGTGAGAGAGGTAACCCGCCCGAGATTACGACTAGATTCCCCCTTTGACATCCATCATTCATATTGTCAATGATATCAATGGTTTAAAATAGTTGTTGACAAACATTTAAATATATGATCTAGTGTATGTACAATTTGATATTAGATGTTCATTGACAATTTTATCCTAGTCAATACCGTTTAGGTGACTAGGTGTTACACCAATTAATTACTAGTGGTATTTAAATACATTAAATAAAGGAGTAAACTATGGATTTAAATACAACTATAAATGGTATTACAGTAACCAGGTACTGTTCATTTAAACCTGATGCCGATTCAGCCGAGTCCAAAAAGGTAACGTTAAAGATCAAATTCGACAATGTGCCATTAAGGTCGGTATTTGACAAAGCGGGCGCAACCACTGCTGTGCAATGGCAAAATGGCAAAGCTCGTAAAAACTATGAATCATTCGAGGATGGTCAGGTTGTTGAAATTGATTTCAAAGCACCTGCATCAACAATGGTTGACCCAGTCACTCAATTACTAGCCGAGGCCAAAGCTGCAAACGTTGACGTTACGGATAAAAAAGCATTAACCGAATACATTGCAGCTAGAGTCAACAAATAACAATTAACCTATAAATACCACTAGTAATAAATAACTAGCCTAGGTTTAACGACCTAGGCTTTTTTATTGCCTATCACATCTGCCTAATTAACCTTGGAAAGTGACGTTTAATATCATTAAAAAATTTAACGAACTCCTCTCAATTGCACCAAATGTTACCTTGACTACATAGCAATAGTTATGATATGTTTAATTGTATGAATGTATGAATGTTTAAATGTTTAAATGTATGATGTTTGTCTGTCCGTAGGCGGGTATCGACCATACGCAAACATTCCTACAATCCTACAAGCCTACAAATAAAAAAATATATCTTATATACTATATATAAGTAATATGTAGTAATGTAGTAACGTATGTGTGTTTGTGTGTAGGTATGTTTGTCAATGGGTGATGCTCTCCACCGGACAAGCAAACTTTCTACATTTAAACATTTAAACAATTAAACATTTAAACATTTAAACAAATAATGAGGAGGTTAGATTTATGAGGGAAAATAGAGATGTGAAAGTTGAGTCTAGCATACCAGTACAGACTAGAGTTAGTATAGTTAGTTTAGCTAAGTTAATGAATTACTGGGAACTCTCAGGGTATCCGATGAAGACTATGAGTCAATTGTTAGCGTGGAGTATTGACTTGTTGATAGAGGTGTTAGTGGCTAACAATGCAATGAATGATAATATAGATACTATTGAGAAAGCTTATCAATTGCTGAGAATGAGAGGAGTACTGCAGAAAAGTTTGAAGAATAGAGCTTTGAAGAAAATTCATGCTTCATTGTCATTTGAAAGTTTAAGGCAAGAGGGAATTGATCCTAGGAACTATGTGCCTCAACAGTATAATACACTGCATAGGAATACAAGTGTTAAACCTTATCAGGGAACAGTTAGTACAGGTAAGTTCAGTGATGTTATTGATGAAGCGTTTGAGAGGTTAGATGAAGAAAATAGAAAGGATAGGAAGGAAACTATTCAAGCAGATATAGAGAAGGCTAAAGAAAGTGGTTTAGTAATTGAAAAGGGACTTAGAGAAGATATGAGTGATGAGGAGATAGATGAGTATGAGAGAAAGAGGGAAGATGAACAGTTAAAGCTTATCAATCAAGATTTGACAGAAGAAGATATGAAGAGGTTAATTGTTAAAGATAAATAAATTTTTTAACAATCTTAATCATCAACACTTAACATTGTTAAGGTTAAATAGTTATTGACAACAATGTGTAGATGTGTTATAATGGTTTTGATAATGAGGAAATGTTTAAACTAACAAATAATAGAAGATACTAACAAATGCTATCAATCAAAAAAGAAGTAACCATGAAAGTATTTAAAGGCATAATAAATGCAATTGTTCTATCAATACCATTCTGGGCAATTATACTTTATATTATCTGGAGATGGTAAATAAACCAAGAAAGGAGAAGACCATGCCAATCAGATACAAAGTCATAAGATCAAGAACTAGAACCTCCGCTATAGTTGGAACAAAATACTATGGCAAATTTTGTCTCACATATAAAAAAGGTACCATTGTGACCGCACCAAAAGATTCTATAGGGATTATTACTTCACAAACTAGACGTAAAGCAGAACGATGGATAACTAAAGGAGGACAATTCCATGTCGATGTACCTCTTACAATTATTAAAGTAAGAGGAATAGGGAAAGCAATTAGAATCAAAGACTTCCACGGAAAATGTCACCTCGAACATATTCTAGATATATCAAAGATTATAAGCACACTAGGAGTTAGAAAAGCTTTGAGCAAACTTATAGGTTTTGGAAACAGACTCGATATCTTCTGTTACAAATCTGTGGAGGTACTTGAATAATGCAAATCTATGAAGAAATGACAAAAGATGCAAAAGCAGTTAAAAAACTCATCTACCGCCCACCTTTACCTCAGAAGAAACAACTCTGTGTTCATTATAAAGGTAGAAGTGGCAAGGTTAAGATTTTCACTGAAGAGGAAATCTTTGTTTATAAATGTAAGTTAATTAAAAGATCATTAAAAAATTTAATGGTCTAGAAAGGAAACAAAATATGACAGAATTAGAAGAATTAAAAAAGAAGAAGGTAGAGCTAGTTAAACTAATCAACTGGGTATCAAGAGACATAAATGAATCCTATCAAGTACTTGAAGGATATAAGAATAGACATGATGAATTATTAAGAGAATATAAAGAAGTTGATGAGAAGCTAGCAATGATTGATGGGAGGTTTAAGAAAGTAGAAAATTCTGGGAATCCCAAGAAGAAAATAGAACTTACTCAGGATCAAATTTTAGATGTGGCTAAGAAACTTGGAATTAAAATTAAATCT